CCGGAGCCAAGGGAGCGCCAACAGCAAAGGCGTTCAAAGAGTCAGCCAAGACAGCAAAGAAGTAGCCATGCTAAAGAAATCCACGACAGACAAGGCGTTTAAGCAGAACATCAAGACCGAGGTCAAGGCTGGCAAGCCGGTCAAGCAAGCGGTTGCGATAGCTTATGCGGTCAAACGGGAAGCCAAAAAGGGTACTAAAGGTAAGAAGTAATGCCAGTTCTTGCGGACATCTTTAGTGCTGGCAACACCTTAAAGCGCCGTATGAAGGACTTTGCGGCTAATCCGGGAGCGTTCCTAGAGACTGAAGTCAACTACCGCAACCAGAAGGCTGGCGAGTTCAATACCCTACAAGACTTAGCCACGCAGGGTGACATCAACAAGATGCGCGGGTTACCCGTCACTCCAGATCAACAGGCGGCTGAGTTACGGCTACGGGACATTGTTGCGGGTGCATATAACCCAATAGGGATGACTGCGTATCACGGGTCACCCTACCTATTCCCACGGTTTGACCCAAAAAGAATAGGGACAGGGGAAGGCAATCAGGCTTATGGGGTTGGAGCTGGGTACACGGCAGAGGCCAGACCAATTGCGGAGAGATACCGCGAAGAAGTCAAAGACCTAGCAAGCGTTGGTAAAATCAACCAGAGGATGTCAGATTTAAACAAGATTATGGAAGCCGATTCCGTCTACCCCGGTGCGTACCGAAAGTTTAAGTCTGAAGTGGGCAAGAAAGCCTTCGAAGAATACGATGCCCTAATGGGACAACGGTCAGATATCTACAAAGCGCCGGGATATTTATATAAAGGGGACATCCCAGACGAGATCATCCCCAAGTTCTTAGACTACGATGCCCCCCTGAAAAACCAATCACCCGAGGTTCAGGCACTTGCGAAAAGCCTAGGAATGGATCTAGAGGACTTAGGTGGAGACTTACTAGGTAAGGTAGGCAAGAACGTCAAGGGAACCTTGCAGATGCAAGATGCGGGCATTAAGGGAATCAAGTACCTTGACCAAGGTAGTCGCGGACAAGGTAAGGGAACATCTAACTTCATTCCTTTTAGCCCAGATGACTTCAAGATCCAAGAGATCAACGATGAACCACTAGAAGCATGGCTCAAGTCAGGCCGATTACAGGTAGACGAGAGCGACCCGTTAATGCAATTCTTAGGACAGAAATAGGTTGTAATCTAAACGAGAATAGTTTACATTTCCAATTCCGTGTCAGGAACTTATAGATTGAGTTAATCAATATGGCCGCACCGATAGGTAATACAAATGCTGTAAAGGGGAAGATGTTCCATGACGCTTTGCGTAAGGCGCTGGTTCAAAATCCTGCGAGACTCCCAAGAATCGTAGAGACGCTACTAACTCAGGCAGAGCTGGGAGAGGCTTGGGCAGTCAAGGAAGTAATAGACAGGCTAGACGGCAAGGCAATCCAGATCAACCAGATGGAGAACGCCGATGGCTCTCCAATCCTTAATGCGATACAGGTCACGTTCATAAAGCCGCCCGAGACCATTGATGTCTGATGATAGGGAGCTACTTGAACAGGCCGTAGCCAAGGCCGAGTTCCCGGTCAAACTTGCGTGCCTCTTTGAGCCCAAGCGATATAAGGTTCTCTACGGGGGCCGAGGTGGGGCAAAGTCTTGGGGAGTGGCTAGAGCCCTACTGATCAAGGGAGCCAAAGACCCACTACGAATCCTCTGCGCCCGAGAGTTTCAGGTCTCAATCAAGGACTCAGTACATAAGCTCTTGGCTGACCAGATAGCTCAGTTGGGTCTATCGGAGTTCTACGAGGTAACGAACACCTCGATCAGAGGTAGGAACGGAACCGAGTTCTTCTTTGCGGGACTGAAGAACAACATCATGTCGATCAAGTCCTTTGAGGGTGTGGACATCTGCTGGTGTGAGGAAGCCCAGACCATCTCCAAAACTAGCTGGAACGTCCTGATACCGACCATCCGTAGGGACAACTCAGAAATCTGGGTGACCTTTAACCCAGAGCTGGAGACTGACGATACCTACCAACGGTTCGTAATCAGCCCACCTGAGAGCGCAATAGTCCAGAAGATTACATGGCGCGACAACCCGTGGTTCCCCCAGACCCTGCGGGAGGAGAAAGAAAACCTTGAGATCCACGACCACAACGCCTACCTAAACGTCTGGGAGGGCTTATGCAGACGGACGGTCGATGGCGCGGTCTTTGCCCAAGAGATGACTCTGGCTGAGATGGACGGACGGATCACCAAAGTCCCGTATGACGCGATCAAGCCCGTCCACGCGGTATTCGACTTGGGCTGGGCAGACAACACCGCGATATGGTTCGTACAGTTTATAGGCTTTGAGATTAGGCTGATCCGGTACTTGGAAGATAACCAAAAGACCATGAGCTACTACTTGGCCCAGCTTCAGTCATTGGGCTACGTTTACGACACCATCTGGCTACCCCATGACGCGGAGAACACAACCCTAGCTGCGGCTGGTCGGTCGATTGCGGACATAGTCAGGGGAGCGAACTACAAGGTGCAAATCCTACCGAGAGTACCGGTCACGGACTCAATCAACGCCGCCCGCACGATTTTCCAGAAGTGTTACTTTGATAAAGAAAACTGCCATCAAGGGCTACAATGTCTGCGGCACTATCGGTATGATGTTGACCCAGATACTAAACAGTTCTCCAAGTCACCGCTACACGACATTTATAGCCACGGCGCGGACGCGTTTAGGTATATTGGATTGGTGGTAAACGAACCCCGGAAGGCTGGCCCAAAGAAGCCGGTGTACCAGATTCCGGGCTCATGGATGGGGTAAATTATGGCAAAAGTAGACGTTCCGAGTGCTATCCCTGCGGACTCCCGCATACAGGAAGCAATAGACTTTCTTAAGTTTTCTAACGAGGCTGACACCGAAAACCGGCAAAAGGGGTTAGATGACCTGAAGTTCTCCTCTGGTGATCAATGGCCCATTGAGGTTCAGAACTCCCGCCACCTAGAGGCTAGACCCTGCCTGACCATCAATAAGCTAGATGCCTACGTCAGACAGATAGTCAACCAGATGCGTCAGTCGCGACCACGGATGCGGGCTCACTCGATGAACTCCGAGGCCAACGCAAAGGTTGCGGACATCATCACCGGAATATTTAAGCATATCGAGGTGAATTCAGACGCTGATACGGCCTATGACACCGCTGGCGAGTACGCAGTCCGCATTGGCTGGGGCTACTGGCGGGTCATTACCGACTATGTGCGTGAGGATTCGTTTGACCAAGAGATTTACCTAAAGCCCATCGACAACCCGTTTTCGGTCTATTTTGACCCTAACTCAGTCCAGCCTGACGGGTCGGACGCTGAGAAGGTCTTGATCACCACCCTGATGTCTAAGGATGACTTTAGGATTCAATACCCCGGAGCCGATGATGGCGGGGACTTTAACCAGCGCGGAACCGGTGACTTCGATCCAGATTGGGTTCAAAAGGAAGACATCCGGGTTGCTGAGTATTTCTATTGCGAGCGCAAAAAGACCAAGTTACTGCTTCTCTCCGATGGGACAAAGGTCTACAAGGACGAGGCTCCAAGCCCTGAGATTATGATGGCTGCGGGGATTACCGTGGTTGGCGAGCGCGACACAATGCGTAAGCAGATCAAGTGGTGCAAGCTCACGGGTCTTGAGATCCTTGAAGAACGCGATTGGGTCGGTCGTTATATCCCCGTGGTTCCGGTCTATGGACAGCAGCTCACGGTTGATGACAAGCGCAAGAAGTACGGCTTGGTGCGAAACGCCAAGGACGCGCAACGTATGTATAACTACTGGCAGACCAGCTTGACCGAGAGCATCGCTTTGGCTCCGAAGGCCAAATGGCTACTAGCTGAGGGTCAGGACGAGGGCCACGAGAACGAGTGGGCTCAGGCCAACATCAAGTCCATGCCGGTTCTCAGGTACAAGCAGACGGACATCAACGGCAAGGAAGCCCCGCCACCTCAGAGGCTTCAGCCCGAGCCACCACCGGCGGGTGTTATTGCTGCTGCGATGAGCGTGGACAAGGACTTGCAGAGCGTGGTTGGTATATTCGATCCGTCCCAGCTCCCTCAAGGCAATATGTCTGGGAAAGCTATCCGGGGTCAGCAACAGCAAGTGGACATGACCAACTTCCACTTCTACGACAACATCACCCGAAGCATCAAGCACACCGGTCGGATCATCCTAGACCTAATCCCCAAGATTTACGACCGCGAGCGCGTCCTGCGGATCATTGGGTATGACGGGCAGCCCGAGATGATCACCGTGAACCAGCGGGTTCAGGACGAGATGGGTATCGAGAAGGTGTTAAATGACGTAACCGTGGGCGAGTACGATGTCTTTATGGACACCGGCCCCGGCTACCAAAGCAAGCGTCAGGAGGCTGTCGAGGCCATGATGCCCATGATCTCAACCAATCAGGAGTTATTTAATCTTGCGGGTGACTTGGTGTTCAGGAATATGGACTTTCCGGGCGCGGAAGTTATCGCGGATAGGCTTGCAGCCAACAACCCATTGGCCCAGATTGACGAGAAGTCTGAG